GCGGTGTTGCGAATTCTGGTGCGGGTGCGGGCGTCGGTTTCTCGTATACGGCTAATGCGGCTACGCGTGCGGGTGCGAGTATCGGTTCTCGGCTTTGCTATTTACCGGGCGTTGTATAACGCCCCGCATCTGCATTGATTTATTTGAATTATTGATTTTTAAATAGGGTTGTCCGTCTTCGGGGCGTGTTGTTCAGCGGTAATGCGAATAATGGTGCGAATGCAGGCGTCAGTTACTCGAATACGAATAATACGGCTACGAATGCGAATGCGAATATCGGTTCTCAGCTAAGCTTATAAAATTTAACTGCATGACGGAAACCTTGCCACAAAAACAGTGCATGCGCTGAATGAATCACCTTCGGGTGATGGCAAAAGATAAACTTTTATTAGAACGGTGTTGGTAGGCGAAAGCCGAAGGCCCCTATTACAATAAGCAAACGAAAGATGAAAAGAATTGGCGGTTTATATGAACAAATTTGCAGCCTTGACAATTTAAGGTTGGCCGATGAAAAAGCCCGAAAACACAAGGCGCATTCATACGGTGTTCAGCAGCACGACAAAAACCGTGATGCCAATATCTTACGTCTTCGTGAAATGTTACTTTCTCAAACCTATAAGACTTCGGAATATGATGTCTTCAAGATATATGAACCAAAAGAAAGGTTGATTTTCAGGCTTCCATACTTTCCCGATCGGATAACGCACCATGCGATTATGAATATTCTTGAACCTATTTGGGTGTCCGTATTTACAAGCGATACTTATTCTTGTATAAAGAACCGGGGTATCCATGCGGCGGCCAAACGTTTAAAAAGGGAACTAAAACTTGATCCTGAAGGGACAAAGTATTGCCTTAAAATCGACGTTCGCAAGTTTTATCCTTCGATTGATCACGACATTTTAAAACAAGTTGTTCTGCGAAAAATCAAGGATAAACGCTTGCTTTGGTTACTTGATGAAATAATTGATTCAGCCGACGGCGTGCCAATCGGTAACTACTTATCACAGTATTTTGCAAACCTTTATTTAGCATACTTTGATCATTGGATCAAGGAAGAAAAAGGGATCAAATATTACTATCGTTATGCTGATGATATTGTGATTCTTGGATCAGATAAAGAAAAACTTCAATCGCTTTTACATGAAATGCGGGCCTACCTTCGGGATCGGCTTAAATTGAAAATAAAACGAAATTATCAGGTTTTCCCGGTCGATAGTCGGGGTATTGACTTTTTGGGATACCGATTCTTCCATACTCATACACTTTTACGCAAGTCTATCAAGCGTAAATTTTGCCGCCGGGTGGCAAAGTTGCGCAAGAAGAAGTATGTCAAATACGAACATTTCAAACAACAAATTTGCAGTTGGTGGGGATGGTGTAAGTATTGCGATTCTATCAATTTTATTAACAAAATTTTAAACGGTTTGCCTTATGAAATCAAATTCAAAAGATAGCCCCCTTGTTTTCGATAACCTTCAAAACGGGGCTTGGCATTACAATCACAACATTGTTGAAGTTCAGAATACGGACGAAAACGGTGAAGTGCAAACTTCATTTGACTATGATCAAGTGAAGGTTTGGGGCGTTCCAACCCAACGGGAAGTAATCAAAGCGGTTATTGCCGAAAAATGGGATGTTACACAAGAAATTGACCTTGCGAACGATAATAAACGTTTCGAATTGGGGCTTTCTGATGATGTAACGTTGCGTGATAAATACATTGCTTACTTGAATGAAGTCGCTGCAATCAAAACAATGGTTGAATCAGATTTTTCAAGTTATGCAGATCAGTTGAATCAGTAAACGGACATTATTGACATGGCAAAGTTTAGCGAATTGGGTGTAAGCACTGATGTAGTAGTCGGAAAGGGTATTGAAATCGAAGACCTTTTCGGACAACATATTTTAGTAGAAAAGACAATTATCAAACCGACGAATTTTCCGGGGAAAAATTCAAGCGGCTTGCGGATGCAAATGCAAATTTGCTTCCCTAAATGGAATGAAGATGGAACTTATCAGGTTGACGAAAACGGCAAACCGATCGGCGAACGCCGTTCATGTTTTACGGGTTCCGACGTACTGATCGGTGCAATTCAAGAAGCTTTAAGTAAGCTTCCTTTCATAAATGAAGAACGCAAGAACAAAGGTTTGCCGTCTATTAGCTTGTATCCAATGGACACGACTATTGTCAAGATCGGTAAGTGCTTTCAGTTTACATAAAAAGTAAATTAAATGAAAGATTTTCTTATTCACTTGTTCAGCTTCTTTGGAAAATCGTTGTTTGGGGTTTTTGGTGCAATGTGCGCTTTTCTTGAACCAACGGTTCCGTTTATATTGATTTGTACCTTGGCCGTTTTCATGGACTGTTATACGGCTTGGGCCTTATCAAGACGGGTAAAGAAGAAGTTCCCCGGTGCAAATGATGGCAAATTCAAAAGCAATTATGCCGGACGTGTCTTTATGACTTTGATCAAAGTTTATGCTTTGACAATTCTTGCCTTCCTGATTGAAACATATATTTTCGAAGGAATGCCCGTAAAATTGGCAAATATAGTCGCCGGGGCCGTGTGCTTTTGGCAAGTATGGTCAATGCTTGAAAACGAAAGTTCTTGCAATGATGCCAAGTGGGCCAAGATCGCACAAAGAATCATGGTCGATAAAACAGAAAGGCACTTTGATATTGATTTACACGAATTAAAAACCCAAGCAAATGGCAAAGATTGATATTCTTGTTCCGTTCGTCCTAAAATGGGAAGGCGGATTTGTGAACGATCCAACCGATAAAGGCGGGGCGACAAATAAAGGGGTTACAATTGGCACTTGGCGTCAAGTCGGTTACGATAAAGACGGCGACGGTGACATTGATGTTGACGACCTGAAGTTGTTATCCGTTGATGATGTTCGGGATCGTGTTCTTAAACCCCACTATTGGGATCGTTGGAAAGCCGATCAGATTGAAAATCAGAAGATCGCCAACCTTCTTGTTGATTGGGTTTGGGCTTCGGGTGCACACGGCGTTAGAATTCCGCAAAGGGTTCTTGGTGTTGTTGTTGACAATCAGGTCGGGCCAAATACTTTATTAGCTGTTAACAGGCGTTACGATCCGAACGTATTATTTGACATGCTTTACAAAGCACGTGTCGAATTTATCGAAGGAATTGTCAACCGATCAGTTGCAGCATACGAAGAAAAAATCGGCCGTAAAGCGACTGAAAAGGAACTTTTAAAGAATACTCAAAAAAGGTTCCGCAACGGGTGGTTGAATCGTCTTGAAGGATTGAAAAGTCTATGAAAAAGGTTGGAAAAATAGTCACGTTGTACCGGGATGCAAAAGTATTTTGGAACAACTTATTGAGTAGTGGAAACGATTCAAGTCATAAAAGGTTTATCGCCGTCGGATCATTCTTTGTTTTGGCGGCTTTGGCCTTCCTGAATCAGATTTTCGCAATGAACGTGAACGAATCCTTTATTTATACTTTTGGCGGCCTTGCGGGGCTTCAATCAACATTATCCTTATTTGAAAAAAAGTCACCTAAAACAGATAATTAAATGAAAAAGATCATTTTCCTTTTTATCGCCTTGTTGTCTTTGCTTTCTTGCTCGACAACAAAAAAAATGTCCGAAGTAACTACTTCAGAAAAAAAACGATCCGACAAGATCGAAAACGAAAAGACTTATGTTGAAACTAAGATCGACACAAGTAAGTTGGCCAATCTTGAAGTAACTTATACCCGGATTGAATTTTTTGATCCGGCCCGAAATACGAAAGAATATAAATCCGGCCCGGAATCTGAAGAAGGTAGTACGGACGCAACTGATGAATCAGTTCCCAATGGCAAAGTTGTAAAGCCGCCCGGTAAAGGATCAGTAAAGTCAATCGAATCATGGACTATAAAACAAACAAAAGAAGATAAAGGACAATCAGCGTCAACAAGCGTTTCAGATAAAAATAAAAAAGAATCTGAAGCGATCGACAATAATACAAGTTCGACAAACCAAGAAGCCCCGGCCCCTGATCCTTATCGTTGGCGTTATCTATTTTATACCCTTGTATTGATTGTTGGTGTTTTGATATATCTAAAACGAACGCCGCTATTCAAATGGATCAATGCAATTATAAGTCGAATAAAAGCGTTTTTAACCAAATAATTTCTATATTTGCAATGTTGTGTTCGTCGGGAGTTGCGGCCCGGTTACAACAAAGGCCCCCGGTGAAAATTGGGGGTTTTGCATTTTAAAAAGGCAAAGTGTTACGATAGTAGTACGAAGGATTTTTTGACATGATTTAATTAGTTGAAAATCAGCTTGGCCAGAAGAAAAGACCTTGTAATTCATAATCATGGCTTGACCAAAAGGCACGGCGAGATAGCTCAGTTGGTTAGA